TTGTGCGGTGGTCAACCGTTCGGTATGCAGCGTGATTCGTTGCAACATGCGCCGCATATTATCGTGGCAACGCCGGGTCGTTTGCTGGATCACTTGCAAAAAGGCACGGTATCACTGGATGCGCTGAATACTTTGGTGATGGATGAGGCCGACCGCATGCTGGATATGGGATTTAGCGATGCCATTGATGATGTCATCCGTTTTGCGCCTGCATCTCGACAGACGCTTCTGTTTTCGGCAACCTGGCCGGAAGCCATCGCTGCAATCAGCGGACGAGTGCAACGCGATCCTTTGGCGATTGAAATTGACTCAACAGATGCTTTGCCACCCATTGATCAACAATTTTATGAGACATCCAGTAAAGGCAAAATTCCTCTGTTGCAACGGTTATTAAGCTTGCATCAGCCATCCTCTTGCGTGGTGTTTTGCAATACCAAAAAAGATTGCCAGGCTGTCTGCGACGCGCTGAATGAAGTAGGGCAAAGTGCATTGTCATTACACGGCGATTTGGAGCAACGCGATCGTGATCAGACCCTGGTACGTTTTGCTAACGGTAGCGCCCGTGTACTGGTCGCGACTGATGTTGCTGCGCGTGGTCTGGATATTAAATCGCTTGAGCTGGTGGTGAACTTTGAGCTGGCGTGGGACCCTGAAGTTCATGTACATCGCATCGGTCGTACAGCTCGTGCAGGAAATAGCGGTCTGGCGATCAGTTTCTGTGCTCCGGAAGAAGCACAGCGGGCCAATATCATTTCTGACATGTTGCAGATAAAACTTAACTGGCAAACGCCGCCAGCTAATAGTTCCATTGTGACGCTGGAAGCAGAAATGGCAACGTTGTGTATCGATGGCGGGAAAAAAGCCAAAATGCGCCCGGGTGATGTATTAGGTGCACTGACAGGAGATATCGGGCTTGATGGCGCAGATATAGGCAAAATCGCCGTGCATCCGGCGCATGTCTATGTCGCGGTCCGTCAGGCTGTTGCTCATAAAGCATGGAAACAGTTACAGGGCGGGAAGATTAAAGGAAAAACGTGCCGGGTGCGGTTATTAAAATAATGAAATGTTGAATTGCCGGGTGCAAGAGTAAACATCTTATTCGGGATTGCCGGATGCGACGCTGGCCGCGTCTTATCCGGCCTCCATAAGAGTAGCCCGATACGCTTGCGCATCGGGCGCTATCTTGGTTATTTCACTTCAACCACATTCAGCCGTAACTCATCCAACTGATTTTCATCTTCTTCTGGCTGCCAGCCCGCCGGTTGTAGTGGGATCTCTTCGCGATCAAACGCCAGATCACCCCCGTTAACCACTTCAGAACCGTGGGTGATGCCTTTGAAATCGAACAGGTTGGTATCGCACAGATGCGATGGCACCACATTCTGCATCGCGCTGAACATCGTCTCGATACGCCCCGGATAACGTTTATCCCAGTCTCGCAACATGTCAGCAATCACCTGACGTTGCAGGTTAGGCTGTGAACCGCACAGGTTGCACGGAATAATCGGGAACGCTTTTGCATCGGCAAATCGCTGAATATCTTTCTCGCGGCAGTAGGCCAGCGGACGAATAACGATATGTTTGCCATCATCGCTCATCAGTTTCGGAGGCATACCTTTCATCTTGCCGCCGTAGAACATATTTAAGAACAACGTTTGCAGGATATCGTCACGATGGTGGCCCAACGCGATCTTCGTCGCCCCCAGTTCCGTTGCGGTGCGATAAAGGATACCGCGACGAAGTCGAGAACACAGTGAGCAAGTGGTTTTGCCCTCTGGAATCTTCTCTTTCACGATACCGTAAGTGTTCTCTTCAACAATCTTGTACTCAACGCCCAGCTTTTCAAGGTACTCGGGCAGAACGTGTTCCGGGAAGCCCGGTTGCTTTTGATCGAGGTTAACAGCCACCAGCGAAAAATTGATTGGCGCGCTTTGCTGCAAATTGCGCAGAATCTCCAGCATGGTATAGCTGTCTTTACCCCCGGAGAGGCAAACCATGATGCGATCGCCTTCTTCAATCATATTGAAGTCAGCAATGGCTTCGCCCACGTTACGACGCAGGCGTTTTTGTAATTTGTTCAGGTTGTATATCTCTTTCTTCGTATTCTTTTGATTTTCTTGCATTATTTCAGTTCTCTGGTACTAAATGGGGCAAATTGGGGGCAAACTTTGCAACTACGATAACCGCGCATTCAATATAGCTACCTGTTCGTCGTTCATGTCATCAATCCACATACCGTAAATTTCATACACCATCTGCGCAGTTTCATGCCCCATCTGGCTGGCTATAAATGCCGGGTTCGCTCCTGCCGTCAACAGCCAGCAGGCAAAAGTATGTCGCGTATGGTACGGATTACGGCGGCGAATACCAGCACGTTTTACTGCTGCATTCCATCTCGCACCCAAACTGCTTACCGAGTAATAAGGTTTCTGTTTTCCGTTACACATCCTGGGCATGAAAACAAAATGCAGTTTTTGCTTTTCGGTTCTGCCGTACTCCCGATGATAAAAAGTGATTTCGCTTTTGCGATGATGCCCGGTCAGTTTGTATTGCTCCTTCAGTGCTTCAAGAGCTGGCTGTAGTAATGTTACCGTCCGGATCCCGGCATTTGTTTTTGGGGGACCGAACATATCAAGTATCGTCAGGTTTCTTCTGACATTCACAATTCCCTTCTCGAAATCCACATCCTCCCACGCCAGAGCTGCCAGTTCCCCGTGACGAAGCCCGGAGTAAACGGCAAATTTCCACAAGTTTTGGCTCTGTCCTTTTTCACTTTCCATTAATGCATTGAATTCTGTTTTAGATAACGGGTCAGGCTTTATTCTGTTTCGCTGTAATTTTTTTACTCCTTCAAATGGTTTGGTTGATATAAATCCCGACTGATACGCAAAACGTAACAGCGAACAGAGCAGGGCGATATAGTTATCAACTGTGCGCACGGTTCTTCCTTTTTTGTTGGATCTTGGATTATCTAGGTAAAGCGTTTCTCCATGCAGCAGTTCATTCCGGTAGTTTAAGATATCGCTATAACGAATATATGATATCGGGGTACTTTCACAAATTATTATTCTGAGTGTTTTTAATTGTGATTTCGTTTTCTTCATTGTGTTTGTTGTTAACTCTGTCTCTTTAATTTTTGTCCAGATATCACAAAGCTCCCCGAACGTTTTTATGACTCTCGTTGTCACCATTTTTGCCCCAGTGCTGGACTGGGGAAAACGTCTTAAATACTCAAATTCACCGGAGTTTATTTCATGAACTATCAGCGCTCTTAAATTTCCGGCCTTTTTAATATTACTGTTTGTAATCTCCCAGCCTTTTAATGTTTCCCGACATCGTTTTCCTCGAAACATGAACCAGATGCGAATGTTTCTACCTCTAATCTCGACACCTGTTGGTAATTTAGACATATCATGAGTCTTTGATAAACTGATTTATCTTTGGATAGTTGTACCAGATAATCCCTCGTTTGCTGTCTGGCTTACCTAAAGGAGATACTCGTTTGAAGTGGAAGCCCTCCACCCAACAGTTCTGGCGGTATGCTTCAATTTGTCTGGCCCCCAGACCAGTGCGAAGCATCAGGCCGTATTCAACCATCCACTCTTCATTAAAGATTACTTGTGCCATCGCATCACCTCTGGCAGGCGCCAATGTTAGACTGAAATTGACGCCCGATGTTGATTATTAATAATCAGCTATGAAGTTTTAATTTGAATACAATGCAATTCACGAGGACTGAAGTTGCTCGCAATTAAAATTTATCAGTTTTACTTTCTGCTCTCTGGAAACGCCTGCTTCTTTTTTACCTGAGAGCATTTTTTCGCATTCTGATTTGGTTAATTTTGTTTTTGAGTACCTTGTCCAGTTAGTAGGAGTGCCACCTTCCTTTTCAATAGTGGCGGTAATTTTATACATGAACACCTCCATTATTATTTCCAGTGGTTCGTTTATTCCATCGTTCGAGTGCTTCTTTTTCACTTCCACCATAGCCGGTTCGGGATTCGCATCCGTTACACTTCGCGCGGTAATATCCTGAAATGGCTTTCACCGTTACTGATGGACAACCACAAAAAGGGCATGGTTTGACTTTTTCATACCGCATTGTCTTTTCTCTCATAAAATAAAATTTTGTGATGGCGGTGAGGCTACACCGCCAAAGTCAATATCAGGAGCCGATATATTCTGGTTTCATATCTGTCAGTGTCGTTTTATACGCCTCATATAATTCACCCAGATGTGGCCGGGCAGCATTCAGCGTATTTTCCAGAGCAGTAAATTTTTGTTCTGCTTCTGGATCACCTGAAGAAGGTAGGTCATTTATCATCTTCTCGATACGGGCAATAGCATTGAGACGGTGATGACGCTGAACCACTTTTCCTTTAAGTTCCGTATAGAGAGCGCCAAGTGTATTTTTATGATCTTCCACTTCCTGGCGAAGTGCTGTTGTTTCCCCGGTGCTTTGTGCCTGCTCAATACGTTCACGGAAAGCATCGATCCAGTTTTCCCCGGCATCCTGCTCAATAATTGTTGTTTCACGTTCCGCGCGGCAAGCGGAAGTGTTTTTATGTTCCTGAACCGGATTAATGATTTTTTCCTGTGGCTCGTCCAGTTCGTCCCTGGTGTACACTCCAAGAATCACTTCGGGGCAATAAAGGCGCGCCCAGCGTTTCAGCGCTAGATAGGCAAGCTGCTGGCGAGGATCGTCGGCCCATAGCGTTGAGTTACGTGTTCTGGCCTGCGCCAGAAGTAATTCCAGTACGCGTGGTTTACTTTCGCCGCGTAGTGTTGCCTGGACACGAACACCGATCCCGTTTTCATCGGCCAGCTTCCAGCCAGGTACACGATATTCTTTCCCTTTGTCGCTCTTCCTGATTTCAAATTTCCCGATAATTTTTTCCCACGGCCCGAACCAGTCATATTCAATACGCCCGGTTAGCGGCCCACGAGTACTGATTACGGCATTAACCAGTTGCGCTTCATATCCGAGCACACCATTCACAACGAAAGTTTTCTGAGCTACTGCGTAAGGGTTCATTTGCCACTGCATCGCCTGCATGGTGATGGCCATGCAGTCTGATGGATTTCCCCGGAGGTGTTCCGGTACAGTAGCCATGCCGGAAGCCATTACCTGGGAAAATGTCTGAATTGCAGCCAGGGACTGAGGGCTGAAAACCGCAACATTAGAGTTAATATTTTCTTGTTGAGTTAATTCGTTCATTGTGTCCTTCCTCAGATGCTCAGTGCTTCAAGACGACGAAGATCAAAGTCGTTTAATTCGTCGGTATAACTTTCGGTAATCGGTGCTGGCCAGTTGTTTGTCTCCAGGGCTTCGTTTATCTGGCGTAGCGTCCGGCGATATTCCTGTCGACCAAGTTCCAGGAGTTCCTGCGAGGCTTCCACGACTGCCACCCAGTGATAGCCAGCATCTTTGTTGACGAAGATCCAGAAAAATTTGTCCAGGTTTGCCACATCGCAATACATTGCGGCGCTGAGGTGATAATCACGCTCAATAATTTCACGGTGCAGGCGATCTTTAAGTCGTTCCTGTCGCACATAACCGAGGCTGACTGACTTCACGTCAGCGCAAATGCTTTCGTATGGCAGCCGGATTTCGATATCAGGACGGACCCTGATTTCCAGCCCGGTTTCTTCATCAAACCCGAAATAGCTGATTTCAGATTTGCGATCCGGGTGGTTGAGTAGCCTTGCTGCATCGGTATTGTTTTGCAGTGCCGCGTGAATATTTTTTGCCTGTTCATACATCTCAGGACTGATAAACGTTTTCCCGGCATTTTCTTCTTGCTGGCGTTTTTGCCAGTCCTCCAGTGTCACCAGTTCCGGGCGAATTTTCCGTGCGATTTCGGTTAATTGCTCTTTTGTGCCACTGATGTTGTAAGGCAAAGATTTAGCACGTTCTTTTTTTGCCAGTTCTGGGTCTACAGTTTCAATTTGATCCAGAAGCTGCTCCCGTGCTCCACTGGTTTTCAACAGAGGAGGGAGGCTTGCGTTGTATTCTTTAATACAGGCTTTCATTGCTGATGCTGTGTGTTTTTCCCCCTCAGGAATACGCCGAAATTCCACCGGAAGCGAACCGTAAAGGATGCCTGTTTCTTCGGCCCCGGCACTTACAGACAGTGGCTGTATAAGAGTGCTGTTGTAGCTTTCGATCCACTCTTTCATCTGCTCTGGTGTCATCAGTGCTGGCAGACTGGCATTGTGTTTTTTAATGATGGCGATCAGTTCGCTAGAAGTAGTAACCACATATTCAGGAACCGGTACCGGAATGGCATATTCATCAGCGAATTTATCCGTTTCCAGAACATAGCTGTGAATGATCCGCCCACGCAGCAGTGCATCACTTTCCTCGTTCGGAATAGTTCCGGCAATGTGCCGTCCGTGGTAATACATCAGGCTGATACGGGCATCCTTCAGCATCGTGCTGCTTATTCCGTTGGCGGAGTGATAAACCTCGTTCGGGAGGTTTTCATAGCGGCCAGGCTCGAAATATGACGGCCACATGATTTCAGTTGCTACAGGAGCTGACGCTTCACCAGTTTCATCACTGCAATCACGATGCGGATCGCTGCCAGCATTCTCATTGTGCGGATGTTCAGCGCCTTCCATTTCCACCGGATCTTTTTCCTTAGCTTCAACCTGATTCTCTTCATCGAATGTTTCCTGGTATGTTGCGTCGCCCGTCACCGCCCCACAGTCAGGGCAGTTATCTCCGCCAGTCTGACCGCAGGCATTGCAGACTATTTCCGGTTCCTGTTGCACTACTGCCTCAGGTTGTTTCACATCCGGGCTGGTTTTTTCCGTTTCTGGCTGGTTCTGGTACACAGAATCGCGAGTCTGGATCCCCTTAACCCATTTCGGATCGTTCGGGTCGCTAATTCCGTCAACAAATTCACCACGTGATGCAGCAAGCAATTTATCGGCATCGACAGGATTTTTTGATGGAATGTTTTTCCGGGCTTCATGGAGTTCTGCCCGCAGTTCCTGATATTTCGCATCAACAGAATTTACCTGTGACTGAGCATCCAGCGGCTGCGTGTCCTGATGATGTTCAGTTGCGTCCGGTTCCATTGTTTCAGCCTCTCCCTGTTCAACTGCCGTTGTTCCAGATGGTTGCGGTTTTTCTTCATCATCCTGTTTTCCTTCTTCTGTTACTCGCTGCGGCATCGGGGCAGAGGAGCGACCGCAGGCAATATCCACGATTTCCGGATCAGGGTTGGCATGATCGGTTTCAGTCAGTACTTTGTTCAGATATTCAGTGACGTGCGCGGGGATGACCTCGATCCCAATTGGTGCTTCTTTTACGGACGCAACCACGATGGCGCGGGAATAATCCAGCCCGCCAGGCATGGTGATGAATTTGTCGCGGAAAACAGAAAAGGGCGGTTTATTTTCAGCGATAATTTCCTCAATGCGTTTAGCGTGTGCCGGATGAAGGTTATAGATGTCCAGATCCATTGAACGGGCCAGTACGCCAGTGGCTACGTCGCGCGCCAGTGACGTCAGATCGTGTACGAAACCTTTGCCGCGATCGGTGAGGTTTCCGCCGCCAGCATTAGCACCGGAAGCCGTGCGAGTGATGTGTGAAACACGATTACCCTTCATCCACTCTTTTGTCAGCAGTCCTCGATCGGTGTAGTCAGCGTTCAGGTATGCTTCGAAAAAAGCAGTTATCAGTCCCAGGTTTGAATTACCAGGATTAGGGAAAACTTTGTCAGTGTCACGAACCAGTTTGTGGAGATCGCGAATTTCCAGCGGGTCGAGCAGGCTGGTTTTGTGGGAAACAGCCAGGGCAGTAACAGCCGGTAGTTCTTCAGCCCGAGCAATGTGTAATGCCTGGAGTCCGTCGCGTGAAACGTGCGTTACCGGTTTTTCGCTGCCGTGTTGAGCAAGCCAACGAATGGGCAGTTCCTGGCCAGAAATTGGGAGTAGCATATTCTCCTCAATCTCAGTCATGTCTTCGCCGTTGACGTTGGTATTGCCTTGATAGTGAGCGTTGTCTGGTGCTGCTCCCGGTTTTAGTTCCCATGTCATGGAGTCTTTGCTGAGTTGATAGCGTTCACTCCAGGTAAAATCGATCTCACCTTCAGCGGGCAGGTCATTAACGACAGGAAAATTCGTGGCAACAGCTTTAAAATAGCTGCTCAGTTTTTTACCTGACTTAACGATCAGGTAGTCCAGAGTGGCACAGGTCGATTCAAAATCGTCGCTTGCCCACAGGACGACGTCAGGTTCACCGGATGATTTTTTCGCTTTCCGTAACAGGAAGAGTGGTTTTGTGCTCATTGTTTTTTAACCTCAACTCAGATTAAAATTCGTTTTGTTCAGTGAATGATCTTGCCGGATACACACTGTTCATAGCCTGCGTATGGCGCAGGCTATTTCTTTCAGATTTCACCGCCTAATTTCATTGCAATCAGAGTTGCCAGAAATCCGGCTTTTTTTTCTGCGGGCAGATTCTTTCCGATGTGAACCAGGCACATTTTTGTGACACCTTCATCAAGTGTTTTTACGTTGCCTGATGGACCGTCGATATCAACCACAGTGAATGGGGTTTCTTTATTTTCTGTTTTAATCACGTAGCCAATACGCTTTCCTTCCAGATTAACCTCGTGAACAATGTCATCGGTAGTTACAACAGTGGCTTCATAATTGGTAATCATGTTTTTCTCCTTAATTAAGGTTGAGCGAATCCCTGCCATTGCTGGCATAAATTCAGTTTCGAATAGTCAGTTAATTAAAGTTCGTGTGCCATCTGGTCTTTTTCGGCACAACTTTCACTACAATATTTTTTCATTTCCGTCGTTGGGATAACTCCACGCATGAAATGAAGTGGTCTTTTAATACTTTTGCTTTCTTCAATTTCTTTATTGCAAAGGTGGTAAGCACATTTTATTTTCTTAGTCATCACCATGACTCCGCCTTTACAGGTAAACCATCACGACCGAGGAAGACTTTAATCATGCAGTCAGTAATGCATGTTTTTGTAGTCAGGTTACGAATATAAAGTTTTCGCTTTTTAATATTGTTTGCCGAGGCAATATATGTCCGGCCTTCATGAAGAATATAGTCACCAGGAGTCACACACTGACGTGGTATTTCATCAGTTCCGAAGTGATGTGCAATCATAATTATCTCCATTTTTACAAATGAACTTTGTTGATGCGGTGCCTAGTGCCTCCAGGTGACTGCAACCAGTTAACAATTACAGTCGGCTTTCCCACCCAAACCAATAAGGACTAACATGACTTTTAACTGTGCCGCGTGCGCTTAGCCGCATTCACCGCATCACAAAATTCACTTTAAAAAGGGCGGACATCAGTCGAACTTCAAGAAAAAACTGATGCCGCCAAGACTACACACAGCAGTGTTGTTATCCACAACCGGAGGCGCACTCCCACCATTTAAATTTAACAGACAAGACCGACTCTTTATGGATATCGGAAATGCGACTTCGTGTTGTGCCCGGTTTTATTTCACCACCTCCGGGCTTTGGTGGTTTCTGCTATACCCCTACAGCGAGAATATTGAATTAATCCAAATAATGGATTAGCAAGTATTTCTGGCAAGCCAGCGACGTGCGCCCGTTTCAGTTTTGAATGTCTTGCTTTTGGTATACGTCATGGCGGTGAACGTTCCATCCTGGTTGGGGAACACGCCGCACACCAGGGATTCGTTATTGCCGAGGTCGATTTTTTGCATTTTTCGCACCTCACATTTTGTTGTTGCGGATAGAGGCTTCTGCCTGCCAGAGATCCCAGTCGTTGCTGCGTAGAGCCTGTACAGCCTGGCTGTAAGTGATATCGCAACAATCCATCAAATACTGAACTACTTCGTAATGCACCATCTTATCTCTCCCCTTAACGCCGGGTGGCGGAACTAACTGCTGCACTGCAAAATTTGAATCCCGCCGTCATGTTCATACGCCTCGGGCTGGCTACTTAACCCCTTACCACTGCCTGGTAACTCGAAGTATTGCCCTGCGTTCTGTGGGGCGGGGTGGGTTGGCAGGTATATAATGTACTTTGTGTTCAGTGTTGTAAAGTACTTTAAGTACATTTTATGTGTAAAAAAAATGAGATGGGGAAAAGTGAAGCACAAACCCGGAGGGGGACACAACCGGATTTATGCTGGTTTAAGAGGCTTTTTGTTTTTTCTTTCGTGCTAACTCTTCGTAAATTGCATTGTACTTCTGTTTTTTCTCCTCAAGAGTTTTTAAAAGTTCATCTGTCTCACTGTCAGGGAGCTCGTCCAGAAGATCAATGATGATTTTTTGTCTTGGATTTAACTCCTGATAAAAACGTACCTGTCCACTTTCTTCTGTATCCTCTCCCAAAAGATAGGTTGGTGTTGTTCCAATGAGTGTTGCTAATTCCCTTAATTTCTCTCGGCGAGGAATTGTTTCGCCATTAAACCATTTGCTAACCGCTTTTGGTGTTAATTTCATTCGACGGGCAATTTCTGCCTGCCTTCCATGTTGTTCATAACCAGCGTTTTCACAGGCTAGCGCAAGCCTACTGGCGAACTCTTTACGCGCTTTATCTTCATGAACCATAAGTTCAATGATATTCGCTCTTGAATGTACTGTCAGTTCTGTTATAGCATGTACTCAAAGTTCACATTGTGAGGGTGATATGAACCAGAAAACACTTGAAGATGTAATCAAAACTGTTCGCGTTTCTGTTGTGGCCGACGTTTGTGGTGTCAGCCAAAGAGCAATCTACAAATGGATGGATAACGGAAAGTTGCCTCGCACAGAATATACCGGCGAAACAAATTACGCTGAAAAAATCGCTCATGCATCAAACGGATTATTTTCTGCCGATGCAATTTTAACTATTGGCAGAAATAAAACTACTACGAAAAAGCTGATGGGAGTTGATTCATGAAAATCAAGCATGAGCACATCGAATCAGTGTTGTTAGCCCTAGCTGCTGAAAAAGGGCAGGCATGGGTAGCCAATGCAATTACTGAAGAATATCTGCGCCAGGGGGGCGGCGAATTGCCCCTGGTTCCAGGCAAGGACTGGAACAATCAGCAGAATATCTATCACCGTTGGTTGAAAGGTGAAACGAAAACGCAAAGAGAAAAAATTCAGAAGCTGATCCCAGCAATTCTGGCAATCCTTCCGCGCGAGCTGCGTCACCGACTCTGCATCTTCGATACCCTGGAACGCCGTGCATTACTGGCGGCGCAGGAAGCGTTGAGTACGGCAATTGATGCGCATGATGATGCAGTCCAGGCCGTTTACCGGAAAGCGCATTTCAGCGGCGGTGGTTCGTCCGGCGATTCTGTTGTTGTTCATTAAGGTGATGTGGTGATGGAAAAATATGAACTGAAAAAATACCGACTTAAAACACTGGAAGGCGAAACATTGCTTCAGCGTATAGCCCGAAATGTTGCCTGGTATGCCATACGACTCTCTCTGCATCGCCATCTTGTTAACGGGTATCCCTCGTCAACGCTGTTGTTCATCAATATCAAAGATAAAGAAAAAGCCGCAGAACACATTCGGTGGATGGAACTGGCGCAGGGACAAGCTCTTGATATTGAGTATGGCGATGAGATCGACTACAGCAAAGCTCAACCGCTGCGCCACGTAATTTTTAGGGGGTGATTATGACATCTTTTCTTTTAGCTTTTGTAGGGCAACGATCAGTTCATCAATTTGGGTTGCATCCATTATCAACTCTAGTTTGTGATAAGCCCCGTAATTTAGCTCCTGTGTGTGGAATTCCTGGGCAAGTATTTTTACTCCTCCGCGATTGAGCATTCCTGAGGTGCTAAAAATTTTTGACTCGGTTCCAGTAATACTGTCCACCCAAAATTTTTGGGGGAATGGAGCAGACTTATCAAATGTAAAAGACATGTCGAACCTCCTTTGGTTCTGTTGATTGGGGAATCACAGATTATATCCGGAGGAAGGTTCGACACCAGATGAGGCAATTATGGTTAAGGCTAAAAATATGCCAAATCCCATGCCAAAAACTAAGGCAAACAATGAGCCTTATCGCAAGGTAAAAATAACGATATGGGATGATCCCAAATTTAGGGCGTTATCTCCTCTGCCTCCAAGTGGACAGAGTTTGTTTATTTATCTGCTGACCAGTCCATTTACCGGGATTATTCCTGGGTTGTTTAAAGCCGGGCGGGCAGCAATGGCTGAAGAGTTGGGGTGGGATATCGAAGCCTTTGACTTAGCCTTAGGCGAAGCCATGAATCTTGGCATGGTGAAAGCAGATATCAAAGCCAGAGTTTTTTGGCTCCCGAATGCTGCGAAACACAATCCGCCAAACTCGATAAATGTCATTAAATCCTGGGCAAAGGCATTCGCTTTAATTCCTGATTGTCCTCTCAAATGGGAGGCCAGGGAATCGCTGAGAGCCGCGTCCTATGGGGTTTCTGAGGCTTTGGGGATGGCATTCGATAAGGCAATCCCTTTGCCTGAGGATAAGCCTAAGGATAAGGCTAACGCTTTGTCATGCGGTATCCAGATAACAGATAACAGATATATAAACCCCACACATAACGCGCGCGTGCGCGAGAGTGCTCCGGCCAGTGAGGCAAATGGCGTGCCGTTGCAGACAGCGGAACCTGATTACCTGGAAGGCCTGAACGAACCCATCGGGAAATTTCCGATGACTGATGGCTGGCATCCGTCGCTGGATTTTCGACGGCGGGCAGCTCTGTGGGGAGTGGCTCTGCCGGAGCCGGAATTTACACCAGCTGAACTTGCCGCCTTCCGGGACTACTGGGCAGCGGAGGGGAAAGTTTTCACGCAGGTTCAGTGGGAGCAGAAATTCGCCCGTCACGTAAATCACGTCAGGGCGCAGGTTAAACCAGTCAGCAAGGGGGTGAACCATGCAGCAGCACCAGGTGGCACCGCATCACGGGCAGTTCAGGATATTCGGGCAGCACGTGAGCAGTGGGAACGTGAAAACGGATTTATCAGCGACGGAAACGGCCTGGAAGTTGTGGGAACTCATGGGGGAGGTTTATTCGAACCGCTGGACCCAGAAGAACGGGGCCGCACCTTCGAAGCTCTGGATTGCACAGATTGGTGCGATGACTGAGCAGCAAATCCGACAGGTCTGCCGCCAGTGCATGGACCGCTGCCGGACGGGTGAAACATGGCCTCCGGACCTGGCTGAGTTTGTGGCGCTGATTTCGGAAAGCGGGGCCAATCCATTCGGTCTGACGGTGGATGCTGTGATGGAGGAGTACCGACGCTGGCGCAACGAGTCCTGGCGATACGACGGAAGCGATAAATACCCGTGGTCTCAGCCTGTGCTGTATCACATTTGCCTCGAGATGCGTTCAAAGGGGATTGAGCGCCAGATGACCGAAGGGGAGTTAAAACGACTTGCAGAACGGCAACTGGCGAAATGGGCAAAGCATGTTGGTGACGGCTTCAGCGTTCCGCCCGTACGGCGGCAACTGGCAGCACCAGAACGCCCGTCGGGGCCAACACCAATTGAGTTGCTGAAACAGGAATATGAACGCCGGAAAGCGGCTGGTTTTGTTTGAGTTGATAAGTAATTTTACCGGGAGCAAATTTTAATGGAGACTGTTTTTGACGCACTGAAAGCAATGGGAAAAGCCACGTCGGTAGAACTCGCTGCGCGACTTGATATCAGTCGTGAAGAGGTACTGAACGAGCTGTGGGAACTGAAAAAGGCTGGTTTCGTTGATAAAAGCGTATACACCTGGCGTGTGGCTGATAACAACGTTCAGCAGGAACAGCCAGAGCAGGCAGAACTGCCGGAAGAAACCACCACAGCAACAGTAGCGAAAATCTCAGAGTGCGATTTAACCGCGACGATTGAACAACGCGGACCACAAACGGCGGATGAGTTGGCTACATGGTTCGGTACCACATCACGCAAAGTGGCTTCAACGCTGGCAATGGCTATCAGCAAAGGGCGTCTGATTCGCGTCAATCAGAATGGTAAATTTCGCTACTGCATGCCGGGCAATAATTTACCAGCAGAGCCGAAAATTGCATCGGTAACGGAAAATGATGGTAAAGCCTTTCCTCAGCCAGCAGGTGTTGCGTTACCAGTACAGGAAGCTGCAACACAGGAAGATATTAAAACAGAAACTGTGGCGGACATTGTGCAGTCGTTGCCACCGTTCGCCGAAACGCAAGCGGATGACCTGGTTTTACCATCGCTGCATATGGCAAACCGCGAACTGCGTCGGGCGAAAAGTCATGTCCAGAAGTGGGAGCGTGTCTGCGCCGCGCTGCGGGAGCTGAATAAGCACCGGGATATTGTTCGACAGATTGTTGATTCCTCCAGTCGTATTGTGTCGGAAAAGTGATTCCTGGGGAGGGCTTATGGCAAAAGTATTTACACAGGAAGAGCGAGAAAAAATTAAAGGGCAGGTTGTTGAGCTAGTACGCCGGAGTGGGCGCGAGACGTTACGACAACTGGAAGCTAAGACAGGTGCGACAAGATATTTAATGAGCGTTCTCGCAAGAGAACTGGTCGCCAGTGGTGATGTATACAACTCTGGCTACGGGTTATTTCCCTCTGAACAGGCTCGTAAGGACTGGCAAAACGCCCGCAAAAAACTATCGAGGGCAAAGGTGAAGAAACCGGTTGTAGTTGATCCTGACCTTATCTGGTCATTACCCGACGGAGAAATACGTCGCTACGACAGGCGTATGAACATAATCTGTCGCGAGTGCCGGAAAAGCGAAGCTATGCAGCGAGTGCTGGCGTTTTATCAGGGGAAATTTCAGGAGGTGATGCTGTGAGCGAATCAAAATGTCAGGTTAATGGCAATCAGATAGAACCATGTGCGGTACTGGCAAAAGCCCTTGAGCATGATGCTGAATACACGAAGCGAAAAGGTCTGCTGATATACAAAATCTGGAATGAGAATTTAACTCGCGCCCCTGATTTGGTGACGTTGCGCTCCGGTGAATTTTCTAAATCACCAGTTCGGGTTTCATTTTGCCCGTTCTGCGGTGAAAGTCTGAAAACGTGGGAGAACAGAAATGAATGAAATTAGAGAAATACCAGTAGAACGTGATGAATATGGCTGCTGGGCACATCCTGAATATGAAAAATTCTGTGACGGTCGGGAATATATTTCAACGGAAGAGTTTAACGCCTGGATGGAGGAAAATAATCTTCAATACGTCCTCTGCTTCAGAGATGAAGGATGTGCTGACCTTGATGCGTGTGATGCTGATATTTCTGCATGGGAACCGGAACGACCAGAGGGCAATGGATGGTTTATTGGTTCAATACATGACACCGAAGATGGCCCGGTTTGTGTATGGCTGAGAAATAAGGCCGAAGCATAAAGGCTATAAACCGACTAACAACTAAATACTGAAGATTTAAATCAGAAACGATTTTTATTAAATCCTTAACCGGAGGGATTCTGCACCCTCAGAACATCAGGAGGCCGTCTGAAAGGGCGGAACAGATAATGCTTACGTTGAAACATTTTATCGACATACCAACATGGTTAGCCGTCATTGCTTTTGTTAAAATACACATCTACTTTTCTGTGCAATGTTTAACCACTGGTCATATCAAATGGCATTCATGCGAACCATGATATAGAATCATGGCTTGAGAGAGTCGATGAAAGCGCAACTATGGTATGAGAGACATTGATGTAAGAAAGGCTGTGCATGCCAAGATTCTGAGAGATCATCATAAAGATCCTGACACCCTAATCATTGATGAGTTTACGATGAATCTAGGGGCTAGCAGAGCTGATATAGCAGTGATCAATGGGCTTATACATGGTTATGAGTTGAAGAGCAAGAGTGATAACTTGCTCAGATTACCAGCGCAGGTGCAACATTACTCATCAGTGATGGATAAAGTAACGTTGGTTGTCTCTGATTGCCATCTTTATGATGCTTTAAGCATAGTTCCATCATGGTGGGGGATAAAGCAAGTTACGCAAGGTGCACGGCAAGGTATCCATTTAAAAACAATTCGAACTAGCAAGTTGAATCCACAAGTGGACAAACTTTCCTTAACAATGCTTCTTTGGAAAGATGAATTGCTTTCCCTATTAAGTGATGTAGGGGAGCTACAGAATTTGAAAAATAAACCTAAACGCGTCTTATGGTCAAAACTCGCCAATAGTATGGATGTTGGCGAGCTTCGTGAAGCTGTTCGAGTTAAACTTAAAGCCCGTAAAGAGTGGCGAGTTGCTCAACAACCTTAGTTATGTGATGGTTTTGCCCAATCCTACGCCATACCTCTGGGCTACCAAATTTATAGTTACCAGAGGGATTGGCTTTGTAGGCTTGATACTCGTTTGCATAATATTCTATGTCTCTATCTCCCGCACAGAATGTAGGCCCTGAATATTCTCGATGAGCAAGAATATCCTCACTATGTTTACCATATTGTTCATAACCAAAGCGATTAGCTACTCTTCCTCGAAATACCCAAAAGTCATTATCTCCAGAGTATCTGACGCTGGCAGATACGCTAGGGAATCGCGTCGAAAGCCTATTAAAGTCGGGGTGCTGTACTCCATAATCACTATAAATCACATTTCTGGCAAGTTCTTTTCTATTCATTAAACTCTGCCATAAAATCCACTCGATTCGAGGTTGAGAATATAGACCAACAGAAATATCACTGAGATCTGTAGGAAATGAACCCCCAGAAAGAATCACTTTTCTGTATTCATTGAGGTGCGCCAGATTGTTTATCAATCCCATTGCCAAAGTATATAGTTCGCCGGAATTAAGTTTATCCTCGGTTAACTCATCTCTTAAGTCAATAATTATATCAATATTTGATAAAGGAATTCCCAGATGATTAATGTAATGCGTTATTAATTGTGGGTTAACCAGATCTAACGTGGTTAATCTCAAGCATATTTCATTCTGCATTAATTCATCAATCGCTCTTTTATAGTTAGATGGGCGAGTTGGTGAACTGACAGGAATAACTCTTATCCCCATATCTCTAACTTGATTAACCGCATTTATTATAGGGTAATGATCTTCAGGAGAAATAAAATGCTCTTCAATTAATAATCCATCAATATAAACACCTTGCATATCTGAGCAAGATTTTGAGACTTTCTTTCCGAACTCTATAAGAGTCTCGTTATAACTCTTTAAGGCAATACCTGAATCAGGGTCAATTGGCACTGGTTCAATTTCGAGTAATGGCAAAATTTTTGATTTCTTTTCAATGGATAGCTGCGATAAAGCTGATAACTCAGAACGTTTCGCTTTCAGAATAGGAATATATGAAATTGTCATGTTAATACCTTATACAGAATCAATTAACAATTAATGGTTCTTCGGACATTGAAATTTATTTCGCAAAAATTGGCAAATTCTCCTCGACTACTCACTTGTGGGTATCCTGGCGTAAAAGGAATGACTTGGCAATACCCGGTGTGATCATAAGTCATTGAAAATGATCATTTTTATCAGTCTTTCTTCCATGATGAATGCTAATGCCATTTGATTTGTTGAGGTGAAAACTGTTAAAAATCAGAACGATGTAATTGAAATGAACGTTCGGTAGCATTCACGCTTTAAATGTTTCTTTTGTGCTGATTGGATGAATTTTGGTCACTTATGATGAGAGATGTTGCAGGAAAAGAAGTTGGCATTGATCTATTGGATAGTTAGAATTGCTGCGGGTGCTTGAGGCTATCTGCCTCAGGCATGAACACCAAAAGGCAGATAGAGAAAAGCCCCAGTTAACATTACGCGTCCTGCAAGACGTTTAACATTAATCTGAGGCCATATCTATGCGACACATAGAGATTAGCCTCTTACGGACCGAAAGGTCAAGGAGAAGCAGGCTATGAAGCAGCAAAAGGCGATGTTAATCGCCCTGATCGTCATCTGTTTAACCGTCATAGTGACGGCACTGGTAACGAGGAAAGACCTCTGTGAGGTACGAATCCGAACCGGGCAGACGGAGGTCGCTGTCTTCACAGCTTACGAACCTGAGGAGTAAGAGACCGGGCGAGGGAGAAATCCCTCGCCACCTCTGATGTATTATGCATCCTCAACGCACCCACACTTAACCAGCTTTGGCGGGTTTATTTTATCTGTAAATATTTTTATAAAAATAATGCCCACGCACAGCATAAAACAAAAAGTATTACAGATAAAAAAGGAGCGTAATGTGCAGATTTGTTGTTTTCCATATTTACTCACCTTAATATGATTAATCCTGATAGGGTTGTTATTTCAGTGGTTTTCAAATGAGATATTATGGTGATCTGGTAGATTTGCATAACATTAAAATTTAATTTGTTTAACCGCTTTTAATAATAAGCGTTGTTTTTATCCCAGCAATCTGTTGTTTGGTTTTTATTCCATCAATGTGGGGGCTTTACACTGGAGCCAGTTTATTTATACTTCATTCGTCAGCCTGAACAACTGGCATCTGCTGCACTGCGCCATCGAGAGATTGAGAAATGGCGCATATACAACTGGTCAAACAAACTTCTTCTGGTTTACTTCTCCCGGCGACGCCGGAGAGTTGCGATTTTCTGCATCAAATCAAAATAGGTGAGTGGATACACGCAGACTTTAAGCGTGTGCGTAACTACGCATTCCACAAGCGTTTTTTCAAACTCCTGCAACTGGGTTTCGATTACTGGACTCCGGTCGGTGGGGCGATCACGCCTCGCGAACGAAAACTGGTGTCCGGTTTCGTTGATTACCTGTGTGAATCAGTAGGCCGGGAACATACGCCAGCTCTGAGCGAAGCCGCAGAGCAATATCTGAATACAGTTGCGACACACAGAACCCGTGATACGGCATTGCTAAAGTCGTTTGAGGCTTTCCGCGAGTGGGTAACCATTCAGGCCGGATTTTACACCGAGCATATTTATCCGGACGGTAGTCGTGGGCGTCGGGCGAAATCCATCGCGTTTGCGAATATGGACGAAACCGAGTTTCAGCAGGTTTATAAATCTGTACTGAATGTGCTGTGGAACTGGATTCTGTTCCGTAAATTTTCCTCTCCGGAACAAGTCGAAAATGTGGCCGCGCAGCTACTGGAGTTTGCGTAATGGTGGATTTACGTAAAGCGGCGCGGGGCCAGATGTGCCAGGTCAGAATCCCTGGCTACTGCAATCACAATCCCGAAACTTCTGTGCTGGCGCATTACAGGTTGGCGGGAACGTGCGGAACGGCGATAAAGCCACACGATATGCAGGCAGCGATTGCCTGTAGCTCGTGCCACGATTTAATCGACGGGCGGGTAAAAACAAGCGATTACACCAAAGAAGAATTACGCCTGATGCATGCAGAAGGTGTTTTTCGCACGCAAGAAATCTGGAGAAAGGAAGGTTATTTATGATTTACCCAACAAATACAGGCAAAAGCGGGGAACACCTTCGTCTCACCACGCTGGAAAGTGTCTGGATTCAGGGAAAACTGCGCATGTGGGGGCGCTGGTCGTATATTGGCGGCGGTAAGACGGGGAATATGTTCAACCAGTTGTTGGCCTCTAAAAAGCTGACAAAAACGGCAATTAACGAGGCGCTCCGGAGGATGAAAAAAGCAGGTCTGAACAAGTCTGAACTTGAGGCTTTTTTGCGGGATATGATTAACGGTAAGCAAAAGAGCTGGCTGGCGCATTGTACTGATGCAGAGGCGTTATGTATTGATCGGGTCATAAGTGAGGTGCTGGCAGAGCATCCAGGATTGATTAGCGTCCTTCGTCAACGGTATGAGGGGCGGGGGATGACCAAACGCAAAATGGCTGAATTGCTAAATGATGCACACCCAGAGTGGTGTTTTAGCACATGCGAAAAGCGAATTGCTAATTGGTTGGCCGTTGCTGAGTATGCGCTATACATTCCTATGCGAGAATCATTCGCTCAAAAAACGGCTTGATTTTTTACGCATAAACCGCTTCAATTTTGCTAAGCTTCGCAAAGCTGTATCGCGAGGTGAACCAAGCGCATGAACTTTGATACAACCCGCCATTGAGCGGGTTTTTTATGTCCGAAAAACGGCAGAGAACATAAAACGTGCTGGTGGTTGCGAATACTGGTCTTTCGGCTTGTATTTTTGTAAATCGATATATACTTATCTTGTGACCAGTAATGTCAGGGCAATTGATATGAATGAAGCCTGTTCTGTTGTTTTTGTTCATTCCCCGTTTGTTGTGCTCTTTGAAGGAAAAGAGCTCTCTCTTGAAAGTGGTAGTGCACTTCTTGTCAGGGGGGGAGCTGGATCGTTATTGCCCTTTTCGGAATGTTTTCGGCGAATAAGTCTCAGTGAATCGACAATTAGCCGTTACCTGTTGTGTGGAGACGAAAAACAGGATGTAGTTTTAGTCCGGCAAATACCACGATATCTTTGCGTGAGTTTTCCGAAGGCAGAATTGATGGGCATCCTGATTGATTATCTTTGTGAGGAAAAGATTCATACGGACAATTTAGCGGAAATGCTTTCCTTTTCGTGTCTGGCGTTTTTCTCATCAGAGAAGATGTTTTCGTCGTTTCTGACCGCGTGTATTAGCAATATTAGTGACAGGCTTAGTGCATTGTTTCGTACGGACATTGCAGCAAACTGGACTCTGAGAGATGTGTCTTCGCGGTTATGTATCAGTGAAAGTTTGTTAAAAAAAAGACTGAAAGAAGAAGGCACCTGTTTCAGTGAGTTGTTGCTTACAGAGAGAATGAGAATGGCAGCAATGCTGTTGAATCAATCTCGTTGCGCCATCAACAGAATCGCTGCTCAGTGCGGCTATAATTTTACATCTTATTTTATCAGCGTATTCAGGAGTTATTTTGGTGTTACACCGGCAGGTTACAGGATGGCTGCATTCAATGAGATGAGTTTAAGTGTTACTCAAGAATAATTGAATTTTGCACTCATTGAAAACAGGCTCGCTGCGGCGGGCCTTTTTCATATCCGCGCCGCGCCCGGCGCACATCACATCAGATAACACCACACAAAAGGCATCTGCGGGTGCCTTTGACAGGGTGTTTTTACGGGCCGCTGGAGGCCCTTTTTTATTTGTGGGAGGAAAAAGCATGTCTGAACCCTTATCCGGTTCCGGTACGGCTGTGGCGCTCGGCGGGGCGACGGTATTCGGGCTGTTTACCGGAACGGATTTCGGGATTGTGTTTGGTGCGTTCGCCGGGGCGTTATTTGTGGCAACGATGCCGCAGGCGCTTTCAGCCTGGCGTGTGGCGGCGCATTTTCTGGTGTCGTTCATTATCGGCGTGCTGGGCGCAGAGGTTCTGGCATCCTGGCTGGTAAAGCATACAGGGTTTGACGGTGCGCCTGTCGACGCACTGTGTGCAGTGCTGGTGTCAGTGGTGTCGGTGAAGATTCTCTCGTTCATCCACCAGCAGGATATTGCATCACTGGTGTCCGGCCTGTTCTCCCGTCTGCGGGGTGGAGGAGGCGGCAATGTTAAGTAACCTTCCCGGATTGCTGAATGTAGCGTTATGCACGGTTATCGTGCTGACGCTCTTTTTTTATCGTCGCCGTGATTCCAGACATAAACCGCTGATGTCATGGCTGGCGTGGCTGCTGATGCTGCTGTATGCCTTTGCGCCCCTCAGCTATCTGTGTGGTCGCCCGTTAGCAACGGGCTGGCTGGAAGTGTTTTTTAACCTGCTGTTCTGCGTGCTGGTGGTTCGTGCTCGTGGGAACGTTTCAAAAATCTTTGTATTACGAAGGCGCTGAGATGAAGTCGAAAGATGAAATTTTTGATGCTGTTCTTGGCAAAGAGGGCGGCTACGTCAACCACCCTGATGATAAAGGTGGTCCGACTAAATGGGGCATTACTGGAAAAGTTGCCCGTGCACACGGTTATCAGGGGGATATTCGTGACCTGACGCGTGGGCAGGCCCTCGAAATTCTTGAAGCGGACTACTGGTACGGGCCACGTTTTCACAAGGTTGCGAGCCTGTCTCCGGAGATCGCTGCTGAATTGTGTGATACCGGCGTAAACATGGGGCCGTCAGTGGCATCCAGAATGCTTCAGCGCTGGCTTAATGTATTTAACCAGAAAGGAGAGTTGTATCCGGACATTGATGCAGATGGTTGTATCGGCCCACGTACCATTAATGCGTTACGCGCCTATTTGTCAAAACGTGGCAGGGATGGTGAGTTGGTGATTCTGACAGCGCTAAACTGTACGCAGGGAGATCGCTACCTTGAACTGGCAGAAAAACGTGAGGCTAATGAATCGTTCGTGTATGGCTGGATGAAAGAGCGCGTGGTGGTGTAGTTGGCATTAATGAGGCCAGTAAATCCAACCTGCGGTTAGCTTGTTATTAGACTTACCGAACAAGAAAAACGACTGGAGAAAGAGTTCGGTTTTTATACCAAACAAAGAGGAGAATATGAATCAGTGAGTACAGAGAAAAATCCTCGGCAGATCGTATAAATCTTCTTTTAAAGCCGTCCGTTATGAAAGGAATAGAAAAGAAAGTAACTGCACGTCTTTATGTGACACGGTCTGCTTTTGCTATTTTTCTTTTGGAGGTTGTTATTTGCGCATCAAGTGCAGATAGAGTTGCCCATCGAGATGGGCAACTTATGATATTATTGTGAGCAATATACCCGAGCTTCCAGCGGAGTATAAATGCCGAAAGTGATAAAACCGAGCAATCCATTTACGAATGTTTGCTGGGTTTCAGTCTTAACAACTTTTTCTGCGCCACCACAAATTTTGGCTGCATCGACAGTTTTCTTCTGACCAATTCCAGAAACGAAGAAATGATGAGTGATGGTTTCCTTCGGTGTTACTGTTGTCGGTTGGTTTTCAACAGTAAACGTCTGTTGAGCACATCCAGAGATAAGCAGGGCCAGCGTGAAAGTGAGTAGCGTTTTTTTCATAGTGTTATTCCCGTTGTGTTTTTAAGGTTGTTGAATCGTATTTGTAGAAATTTAAACAAAACCTAAACAATGAGTTGAAATCTCATATTTTTAATGTTTATTAAAGTATGCCAGATGTGCTGTATTTTCATTGTATTCCCGGATTAACTATGTCCTCAGTACCGACTGGTAACTCCTGTGTGGGAGTGCCGGATAGTGAGGGGGATTAAACCGGGCGATATGGTTTAGCGTGGAAAAAATTGTGTCGTGTTCTGAATGCTTTCGGTAAACAATAATGAGTTGTCAAAGGTATAGTAATACCTTTTGTGTTCATGGACATTTGTAACCCATCGGAAAACTCCAGCCTTAGCCAGATTTTCCCTGTATTCATGAAATGTGATTTCTCTTGATTTCAACTTATGAGAGTAAGTTTCTATAAGTCGCGTGTCTCTGCGAAATTTAACATTCACAACCTCCTCAAGTCCTTTTATTAACACTGCGTTATCATTTTTCAATACAACGTGAATATTACCTGTGGCTAAATAGTAAATGTAATGTGAGACATTGTGACGTTTTAGTTCAGAGTAAAATCGGTCACAGTTTAAATCTTTCCGCACTTGATCAAATATTTCTTTAAAAAGGGCAACCTGAGCCATCAGTATAACCTTGTATATGATATGGGGTGCGTAGTCTGCATGAGAGCTTTTAATACTGCAATCTGGTCAGATGTCTTTATCCTGTGTGGATGATAATTGTCAGAGATTATGAGGTTTTTTTAACCTATGGAATTACCGGAAGGTGCGAAAATTACAAAGTAAGAAGCGTTATAGAAGTCCTTCATACAGTGAAGGACTTCTATAATCTTAGAAATAAAAAAACCGGTCATAGGGAGCTACACAGAACCGGTCGGCGAAGATCGCCAATACCACCCATGCATCGATACAACATACTACTGACAATAGCTGCTATTGATGTAAAAGCAATGTTATGCATCGATGAAAATAAAAAACCGGCAGGGGAAATCCATTGAAGATTTGCCGGTGGCAAAAGTAGCCAATGCTTTTATAACCGTAGTCGCAGAGTTATGAAGTGCAACACCGAATGCTGTCGGTATATGACTGAATGGTGTTTCAATGATGTACATCATTCCTACTGTAAATGTAATTAATAATAACTCTATTTGTACGGGTCCTTCCGGTGGGGTGGTCTGCCACGGGGCGGCGACCTCGCGGGTTTTCGCTATTTATGAAAATTTTCCGGTTTAAGGCGTTTCCGTTCTTCTTCGTCATAACTTAATGTTTTTATTTAAAATACCCTCTGAAAAGAAAGGAAACGACAGGTGCTGAAAGCGAGCTTTTTGGCCTCTGTCGTTTCCTTTCTCTGTTTTTGTCCGTGGAATGAACAATGGAAGTCAACAAAAAGCAGCTGGCTGA